GTTTTCGGACGATACTTCTCCACCCACAAAATGTGTTCGCTCATTCAAAAACCTCATAATATAATAAAAATTCATTGTATCACACTTTACGCCAAATGTCATTCTCTTTGACATAAAGTTTACCATTAGGACCAGGCACAATATTCACACTTACTTCTTTTTTTGTGCCTTCCACATATTCATCACCAAATCCAATAACATATAAGGAATTTGATGTCCTTGGTTTTGGTGTACCGTATGTTGCATTTATTTGCAATACCCGTTTGCCGTTAAGTTGTTCTTCCAACTCTTTTGTTGGTAACTCATCTTGTTTATATACGATACGTTCTTTTTCTTCTTTATAACTTGCAACACCTACTGCAAACATACTGGCAAGTCCTAATGTTTTAGCAAAGGACCTCCTAGTATTATTTTGCATTTTTAGTTGTCTTCTTTGCAGGTGTTTTCTTGGCTGCAGTTTTTGCTGGCGCTTTACGTTTAGCTTTTGGTGCAGGTTCAGTAACAGTTTCTACTTGTGCATGTTGAAATGTAACAGGTTCATCTACAACAGGTTTAATTCCTGTCAATGAAGCATCAACTGCTGGAATTTCCATAGTAGTTGTAATTTTTGGTGTTTCTTCCACAGGTTTTTGTGGAGGAACAGTTACTGTTTTTAATTTTAGAAAATTGGCAATCTTACTTAACATCTTTAATCCCTTCTATTAATGCTTCAAGTTCTTTGAATTCGGCTACTTCTTCAGGTAAAGATTGGTTATACTGAATTTTGGCCATCTTACGGATGATTTTCTTTGGTATCTTCAACTCATCATTTGCAAGAGCAATGATATCACTCATAGATTGAGTGTTTGCTTTTTGGCGTGTCATATTGAACACCAATTCGTCAATGTAACCTTTGAGCGCTTTCAATTGTTTTTCGTCAAAGTCACCAAATAAGGTTTGTACCTTATCAACCATATTACACCTTACTTTCTTTAGATTCGAAGGCAATCCAATACTGAATATCTTCTTTAGCGTTCTTGAAGTGTCCTAGACCTTTGAAAGAAATTTGAACATCATAAGCACCAGGAATCATTTTGAAGTTTTCTGTTTTGAATACTACACGGTATTTTTTGCCATTACCTTCACCAACTTGAATTGAATTGGTGTGTTGTGCATCATCGTTTGCATCAAATGTGACAAGATTAATGGTTTCTCCATCTGATTCAACAGCAATGTGTGGAGATGATAGGACACTTGCAGCTCTCATAATCTCAGCAAGATCCAATTCAGTCATTGTGAAACTACAATCAACATGATTCAAACTGATAGTCTTATCTGGAGGAGTAACAATCATGTTCTTGGCAGTCATGCGATATTTAATCTTACTGCGGTCACCTTTGAATGTAACATTAGAGTCATCAAACTCCAATTCTACACCATTCTTAAACAAAGAATGTACGGACAAGAATTGATTCAAGTCATACACACAGAAGTCCTGAGGGAATTCATCTTTGATTGTTGCCTGTGCAAGGACAGTTTTACCTGCCGATACAGTGGTCAGTTTGTTGCCTTTTTTGAATTCAATACCTTGATTGATTCCAGAAAAGTTTTTTAACACACTTAGTGTCTCATTTGAAAGTTTCATTTCACATCTCCATTATCTAAAGAATACATTATATCATGTTCATACAAAAACATCAAGCAACACATGGCGTGAGCCAAGTGATTCTTACCAGTTTCTGAATCGTTTTGTTCACCTTCTTTCCAAGCCCATAGGTGTCTTTGAAGTGCATCAAAGTACCTACGCTTAGAATCAGGAACTTTTTTCCAATTATCTCTCTCATATTTCTGAGCACCAAATGTCAGAATTTCTACTGTAGCCTTGAGTGCTAATGGTGGCAACAAACCATATTCTAGTTTGCCACCATCAAACTTACGTCCACCAGTAGATGCTGATTGTGATTTTTCAATCAAGTCTTTATAAACTTTATCATCAACTACGGTGAATTCAGTCATCACATTTCTCCAACGTAATTGGCAACAGCAGGCATATCACCATGGAAATGATATGTACCAATGTGTGCAGTACGCATCCAAGGACACAACCAAATTTGTCCACCCAATTTACGCCACATTTGACAGAACATATAATCTTCTGACAAATAACGGTCTGTACCACCACCAGTGATAGAGTCTTTGCTGTCAATAACTGTATCAAAGAAAGCATGAATGTAACGTGAACCATCAAAGTTGGCTTGGCCAACGTGGTCTGGTTTGTAACGAATCATTGGATAGGCTTCTTCCATTTTTGCAAACACTTCACGTTTAACCATCATGAAACCTGTACCAATTTCTAGTACATCTAATGGTTCTGTAACGTTGAATTGTGCAGTACCTTTAACAGGATTAAATACAAAGTCTCCAACAACTTTTTCAAGTGTTTGAGGTTCAAGGTCAGGATTCTTTTTAAGTGCTGCAACAGCAGAACGCCACTTGATTGCTTTCTTAGGATAAGGACCACCGATAACATCTTTATCCAATGCCAACATTGCAATAACATCTTGTGGATTAAAGTTAATGTCAGAGTCAATAAACAATAAATGTGTACACTCGGAACGGTGAATGAACTCGTCAACCAAATAGTTACGAGCTCTTGTAATTAGGGACTCATTGAAAAGGAATGAGAATTTGACTTGAATGCCGTATTGCATACAAAGACCTTGTAAGTCTAAACATGCTTTCATGTAGAGACCATGATTTTGCCCACCATACATTGGTGTTGCAACGAAGATACTATACTTTCTTAGTTCTTCTGTTTTAATTGAAATTTCCATGTAGACTCCAAGATATAAAAAGAAGGGAACCGACTAGCGGTTCCCGTGTCTGCAATTAAGCAGTAAAAGAATGACCTGCACTCAAAGCAGATTTAATCATAGCCTTAGTTGGATTGCCCAAGCGGTAGTAAGAAATCTTACGACCATCTTCAAGGATACGTGTGTTTGTGTAAATGCAATTGCCTTCTTGACGTAGTTCGTCAATACGAGCCGCAACGTTACTGATACCAAAACGAACTTGTGCTTGCTTGGTAGTAAATGTGTTGTAACCACTTGTTTTCTTCAAAGTGTTCAACATACGTGTTTTTGCGGATAATTTGCTCATAATATAACTCCTAATAAAATAAAAAATTCCTAGTTTTGCGTCACTAGAATCACTATCATACACTTATGTATATGATATGTCAAGCATAATTGTGGTATACTTGACTATCTGCCAACCTGTGGCAAATATTTGGCCTTGGTTTCGTTCCAAGTCAAATAAATTAGGTCATCATAGAATAGTCCTTCATATGATACCGTATTTTTCTTTTGTAATTGCCTGATGCGGCCTTTAGCGTATTTGGTTTTCCAAATATTGGTCAATGCTTCTTCACTTGTATCAAAAGATTTTACCAAATCATCATCACCAATTTCCTTACGGAGATATTCATTAGTATTATTATACAACGGAGAAAAATAAATTCCACGTTGATGTTCGGTGCGAATCAAATCTTTAGGAATACCAAGTTTGGAATATGCAAAGTTCAATGAACGATTTTTGTGGTCACGTTTCAGTGGAAGTCCTTGTGTGTTCTTGGCATCCCACCATTCAAAGTATTTTCTTGTATGGTTTTCTTTAATCCAATCATAAACCATGTTAGAAGTAGAACGTTTAGGTTCGAAAGCAACTGAGCCACTAGAGAATCCCATTTTCTGCCAATGTTCGAGACCATCGTATTGGGATAATCCACCTGCCTTTGTTTTACCATATAGTGACGTTGTAGTAACGCCAACAAGAGTGTCTTCATATTGTCTTTTCCAATCATTCTGTACTGTATCGGCCAAACATAATAATGCTAACAACTTACCACCCATGTAATTGTAACCGAGTGGTTGCAATGGAACGATTGTAGAACCAATTGCAGTATGATTAATCATACCTTGTTGTGTCTTAACGTCCCTAGACCATCCAATTGCATTATCTCTAGGTGTCAAGTCTAAGAAGTCAGATGATATACAAATAACACCAAGATAGTTTCCTGTGACTTCATCAACGACTGCATAGAATAGATTACGACCAATGTTGGAATTGTTCTTCATCGTAGAAGAAAAAGTGCGAATGGCATTCCATGTTTCTGCCAATGGCCCATTATGCAATACTAATTTAGGCTTCAAGTTCTCATAATCATCTGGATTCTTTGGCATCCAAAAGTTTGTTTTTACTTTCTCAATGATTTCTTTTTGGTCTTTATTGACCATTTGAAGTTCATCACCCCAAAGTGTAGAGACATTCTCAACAGGATAACGTTCTTTTACTTCACACCATTTCTGATACAAAGTATACTCTTTAACATCCATTTTGGACGCATAGGATAAGTCTTCAATTAACTTAGATTTAAGTTCATCGGTATCTACATGGTCAATAACAGGATTTTTTTCCTGCCATTCTTTCCATTGTTTTTCAACTAGTTCTGGAGGCGTTTGTGCCATTTTTTATACTCTCACGTTTCATCATTTGTGCATATGCACCTGCAATTTTTTTGAGCATCTTCTGACGTTTGGCCATTCCTGATTTCAACGCCATAGGTTTTGCAAGTTGAGTATACACTATTCCATTCATGTGGTCAAGCTCGTGGAGAAAAACTCTTGCAGATATGCCATCCAAAGTCATGTTTTTTGTTTCGCCTGTGTAATCTTGGTATTCCACGGTAATCTTTTTAGGTCGTGTGATGTGCAAACCAAGGAGTGGAAAAGATAAACATCCTTCCATCATATGAACTTCACCTTCGGTTGTTAATACTTTAGGATTAAAAAATGCCACATAGTCATCGTTTGCACCCATTACAAACACACGGTGCTTAAATCCACATTGATTGGCTGATAATCCTACGCCTTGTTCTTTTTTGCAAGTTTCCACCAATGATGAAGCAAATTCATTTGGATCAACAGGTGGATTTTTGAAGTCAAAAAGTGGTATTGGTTCATGTAGTATTGGATCGGTTTCAGCAACCAACTTAAATGTTTTAATATTCTCTACAACAGCTTTAACTTGACCTGTAAGTGCCTCACTTGTATCTAATCTAAAGACGCCATCAATTGGTTTTATTTCGCTCATATAATCACTTGTGAAAAATTATTTACTTTTTGGAATTTAATAATAGACCTAAACTTTTCAAAGAGTTGGTCGCCTTTGTGACTGATAACAAAGATATTTGTATCTGTGCCCATTTCATGTATCAATTTCAGAAATTCATCAGTACCTACAATATCTAGGCTCGAATCAAATACCTCATCTAATATCAATAAATTAGTATTTGTGGAATTCTTCATTTTGGCAACTTGTCTCCATGTAAACAGTAATGCCAAATCAATACGCATCTTTTCACCTTCAGAGAAATTGGAATAAGTAAACTCATCACGATGCCTACTTTTAATTGTTTCTTCAAAGTTTTCATTTAGGTTGAAGTTAACAAAGAAGTCCATGGCCTTCAAATACTTGTTGACTAACTTGTTAATGATAGGCAAATATTGTTTGATAATCTTGGTCTTGATACCATTATCTTTCAACAAAGATGCAGCATATTCATGGTAATGTTTCTCAATAGACAATTCTTCCTGGCGTTTAACATAAGATGCCAACTCAGTCTTCAATTCTTTTAACTTATCATTTTCTTCCGTCAAATTTTGTTTCTTATTGCCAAGTTCAATAATCTCTTTATTCAACTTAGCAACATAAGTATTGATTGATGATAGTGTAGAGTTGTGTTTAACAATCTCATTGTTATGTTCTGTAATATGTTTGGTTATATCCAGAATAACATTCAAACGGACTTGCATCTTATTATACTCAGTACCCAATTCTTGCAAGGCCTTTTTCTGCAAAGATACTTTAGCTTCACTTTC